ACTGTATCAACTAGTTTCAGGATTGTCAAGGGGTTTTAGAAGAAATTTGTGAATCAAAAAAGTCAAAAATCTAGTCCAATAAGGATATAATTAGAATAGTTTCCTGCTTAAATTGATTATTAAATCAAGTTAAATCCCCCATAAATTTATGGGGGATTTGTTTAGGTATTTAAAACCACGCTTTATGCTGCCAATGCAGATATAATATTCTTAGTAGGCATATAACATCTATCTTGATTAAACTCAAAAGTTCCGGGTGATTTCCAGCCCCAATGAATTATGAGCTGGTTGTCTCTTATAGCGTTGTTTTGGCTAAAAAATTTAATTGGAACTGGTTTGTTTAGGAAATACTTCTTATTACTCTTGCTGCCAGAACTACGCCATAAATGCCAGTCATAATCCACTTCCGTTACTTTCCACTCTAATACCGGTGAATAAGTGTTAGTCCTTACTTTACCTATGTAGCTTATTCTGTTTAGTAAGTCACATAGCCCGTCCGTATGCGCTACAACAAACCAAGTTATCTTTTTGGTAATACGTTCTGGGTAAAAATCTCTAGTGTCCCAATAACCCCGGTATGCCTGCTTGTCCTCCATGGTTAGTTTAACGCATGGGCTACTACACTGCCAGTACCAGTCTTTCTCGTTCTTATTGTTTAGCCAACCGGTTTTAAGTGGCATATATTGCCTAATGTAGTTTACACTTCTTTGCGCCTGTTGCAGGTCAGGCTTATATTGTAATAGCGCGTTTTCTAGCATTAGCTTTCTAACCAAGATGGATTCCAGGGTGGGTGACCACTGGTCTAATAACGCTATAGGGCGTTCCAATATTACTGAAACAACTATTGATTTGTAACCAAACGCCAAGTTATTTCCATAAGAATAGTCGGTTTTCATATCTATCATCTAGTTTTAGGTTGTCAAGGGGGTTGAGGAAAGGTAAATTTGCACACATACCAAAATCTGCGCTACAATGATTGTGTACCGCAGTTCGGGCGGGACTGTCTGAACACCAGACAGAAAGACTTATCCTGGCAAGGGAAAGTAAGCAGAAAGGTGACAATCTGCATAGATGTGCCGGAAAATTAAATGGCGCACCATTGGGTAAGCCAATGGGAACGCGTGTAATCAAGAGACTACAAAATTAAACCCGCATGCACCGATTACCTTTGCGTCTGGAGTGTTGTAGCGTACTACCTTATATGGTGTTACCAGCCACTTCATAAACTGGCTGGCTTTTCCTGTATTTGCTGCATGGTTGGCAAAAGTTAGGGAAACTATAAAGATAGTCGCGCTATCTAACTTATCTTCCGGAAAAACTATTTCCCCATACTTACTTGTAACCGTAGGCACGCTAACTTCATCGTCTAGAAGTATAGTTGGGCCGACAGTGGATTTTACGTCCACTCTGGCTACAATACCAGATACAGGGACAGTGAGAATAGGCTCTCCATATACTTGGTCTGCCTTCCAAATGCTAGTATTGGTTTTATCCTGCTTTAATCCCACAAACTGGGATTCTTTGTACAAGTAAAACGGGTGTGGGCATAAATTCATTATTTTCATGGTTTTCCTGGTTTCCTGATTTGGGGTTGTCAATTTGCATTTAGCCTGCTATCTTTTATTATATTACAAAACCTGCATAAAGTCAATGAATATGTCTAATTCTATTAATTTTGCTAATTCCTTATCTGCTAATATTGACTCAAACATACTTAATGCGCTACAAAGCCTACTTAATTTGTTAGGTGTCAATAATTTTAACTTGAACAACTTGACAAATAATACGTCTCCGGTTTACGATAGTGTGGTAAACCAAAAAAATCCCCCAAAAGTTCGGGGGAAAGGAGAACGTATGATAGCAAGTGCTATCCCCTTCTTATTATCATATCGTGGGCTAGATTGTCAAGAGTTCGCGGTATTTTTCCACATATTAGCTAGGGCAGGTAATGGCAACGGTTGCTTTGAGTCCATGCCCAATATGTCCGCAAGACTGAAACTAGGCATAAAATCTCTCAGGGCAGTAATCCAACGACTACAGGAATATCGTCTCATCTACAAGTCGGAAGACCGTCCTGGCTATAGCCACGTTTATGAGGTCTATGACGAATCCCAGTGGATGTCTGAGGAGGAAATAGAACAAAAGCGGAATCAACTAAAACGCAAGAAATCTACTAAGCCAGCCAAAGAGGCTAAGTCAGTTAATGCAGATATACCAGTCACTCCAGTCATCAATAACCGGAATGTTGCCAATGTGGAAAAGATTAGGCTCTCTATAGAGAATAAAGTTAAACAACAACTGGCTAGTCAAGGCTTGGACGCAGCTATGTTTAATACTCCAAGTACAGTATCCACCCTATCTACACTAGATACTATACAAGACTCAGCGCAGGGAGTAGAGTCTATCAAATGCTTAGACGTGTACCCCGGCACAATTGATAAAAAAGTCGAAAATGACCGGGGTGGTACGGTCGAAATTGACAGGGGTATATTAAATATTGAAAATACAAATACAAAAAAAATATTAAAGAGAGAAGAGAAGAAAGCAGACCCTCTCTCTGAAAAAACTAGTTTAAGCGGGACTGAGATGGCAAAAGACAAAGACCAAAACCAAAAGACAGAAGACCTATTTGTAGATGCTCCAGTTGGCAAAAAGAAATCGGAATTATCGACTGAACAAATCAGCTATCTAGAAAAGTGGTTTTCTTCCGGGGCGCTTAAAAAAGTTTTTACAATTCGCGACGAGGATTTAGCTGCCCTTGAGGAAAAAGAACGTAAGCAAGCTGAAAAGAGACAGCAACGCATAGAGGAACAAGCGAAAGCATCCGAGGAGGGGTCTAGTAGGGTGTTTGGGTATCTTGGATGTGACGAGTATGGCAATAAGAAGACTGCTCAAGAGTCCAGAAAGCCCGTAAAAATGTGGTACGCACCTACAGGAGAACAATTCCCGGAAGCCAAACCGGAAGCCAAACCGGAAGCCAAACCGGAAGTTAAACCAGTCGTAAATCCTGTTTTAGATGCCGTAGTTGACCAAAATGTCCAGAAGTTCATTGAGCAGGAATCGGACGTGCTAGAGGCTCAAATAGTGGCAATTGAGAAAATAGAAGTACAGACCAATCCTGTTAATCCAGTTGCAGCTATATTGGCAAAACCGGTAAAACCTATATTGGCTAACAAGCTAGGTGCTAATGACCAGAGATTAGTAGATAGGGTTGAAACTTATCGGAACGCCTTTGACCAAGGCAAAACTAACTTTACTCCACTGCAATTACAAGAATGGGCAGTTGTAGATGGCATGGAAGATATCATCAAGGCGTATAGGAAATCTGGTAGAATCCTGCATTCAGCACCTAACGACGTTAATTTTGAGTTTATCTGTTGGCTAAATAACCAGCATAGTCGTGGCTCTAACCAGAAAGACGACGGCTATGCGCTTAATTACATTAAGAAAATGGAGAGAACTCCAAGTGACTGGTCTACTCTTATGGCGTTAGTAGCGCAATGGCAAGGAGTTAAGCAGTCTGGTAATAGCCTGTTTCGTATATCTAAATTTGCGGAAGTAGAGCAGCAAAACCGTGACTACCAAGAGGTTAAGGAGATTATGAATCGCACTGAGCTGAACTGGACAGATGAAAAATAAATTACTCAAACTACTTGACACTCTAATTGACTTGGAGTATAGTAGTTTGAGTAACAAAACAAGAGATACCATGTTTACCAGTAATATTATAACATCTTCTGCCTCTTCTGCCATTAATCCCGTTGAGTCTGGTTCTAATCCACCAGTTATTAAGGACGCTGTTAGACGCGTCTTAGAGAACTTTGAGATTCTTTATAAGACTAAGTTTGCGGACTTGGTACTAGTTTCCTGGGTTGATATATTAAATAAAATACCAGATGCAGATTTGATAGCCACTGGTATAAGGGTTGCGCAAACCCACAAATACCTGCCCACCCCTAACGAGTTCTTAGAAGTCTATAGGGAAGGATTGCGTGTTAAGCGCGATGCCGAGAGAATGGCTGCAAGGCAAGAGATTCTAGGCAATGGCGATGGTGTTGTAAAACCATTACTTAAGACGGAAGAATCGGAAAAGGAATACTACATCTTTAGGCTTGCTATAGCGCTTGAGTATTGTAACCAACTTGGTGATGACGGCAAAAAGGTTCATTGGAAAGATTATGATATGGAGCGGCTAGAGATAGAAAGTAAGGCTTTCTATGCTTCTATGCGTAATATGCCATTAGCTGAGCTAATGGATTTAAATATGCAAGTCCGTATGCCAGACAAGAAGGGTTTAGTGAACAACATATCTCACTTACTTAATAGAGATTTGTAGAGATTTCCCGTATTGACTTAAACACTCTCGTGGGGTAGAATCAACAGAAATTGTTTTGGTTCTTTACAAACTAGGAGTGTTTAAGTATGTTTCCATATATGTCAATATTTCAAGTTGGAGATATGGTAGAGTTAAAAACCTACCGCCATTATCTAGATGACGGGTTGATTTCTGGAGATAAAGGCATTATAGAATCCTTCATAGAGCATGATAACCAAGTAGTAGGCTATGTAGTCCGCTTTAGCAATGGATTAGATGATATTTACGTCAATGCTAGTTTATCCGACTTAAAGTTAATTACGAGCCATACTTTAGCTAGAACTGGTTTAGTGGTTGGCAGTTTATTGATTGTAGCTACTGCAATTTTGGGGCTAATTTCCATTGGAGTAGTTTCAGAAGTTGTTGGGTTAATTTCTTTCGGAATTCTTTGCCTGTTTTTAATAAATTGAGAAATTTGTGTTATTGTAAAACTGGGTTTGATTTATATACAGCTTCACCGTCACCTTTGGCTCCGAGTTTGGAAATGGGTGACGGTTTTTTATTATTAATATTTTACTGGTATAAAATATATCTATATCTTTAAATTTGGTAAAACTTGTACTTAGATTTTATATAGCCTGTTTGCATGGTAAGTATTGGATAGCTACTAGGTTAATGCCGGTATTAACACAAAAATAACCTAGTATTTTTGTAATACTAGGTTAGTCGTCTTCCGATACTATTAAAATTTGTGTTAACCAAAACCCCACTCATTTAGAGCGGAATAACCACGACTTTCCAGCATAGATTTCATCTGCTCAAAACATTCGGCGTAAGGCTTGTAACGGTCATGGTGTTTACCTCCGGACTTGACACCCCATAGGAGTTGAATTGCGCTTTCTTTGCCCATGTTTTTGTACAAAATATATCGCAACAGGTGAAGCTTCTCTTCTACGCTAAGCCCGTGTTCCGTATCGCATAGAGGCTTCACCTGGTCGTCAAACAATCTGGAGCCGAGAAGTTTCACCAAAAAGTTAGAGCGTTCCACCGTAATCTCTATACTACTTGGGCTATTTACTGTGCTTACGTTTTGGTCTTTAGGCGGTTCTAGGATATCTAGTTTATCTGGTTCAGGCGAGGCTTCACCAAAACCTTCTCCCATTTGCCCGTATTTTGGGCTAGGGTTCACCGCAGGATTAGGTGAAGCCTGATTTGTTATTACCTTCTTTTCTGGCTTTCCTAATAGTTGATAAACGTCTTCTACCCAAAGTCCTTGTAGTCGCTGGTCTGTTCCAGTGCAACTATAATACAAGTCGCCTTTACCAAGTAGAGAATGGCTCGGACAATCATTACCAATTATGATTTTACCATCTTGGAATGATTTAGTCTTTAACGCCACTCTTACAGGACAGTTAGAACGTATAAGCGGAGATACCACACTAGCATCTGGTCTCTGTGTTCCTAAAATGAAGTGTAAACCAGCACCACGACCTTGGGCTAAGAGTTGACGTAGTTGGGCGGTAAAGTCTGAGCTATATTCGTCATCCATGAAAGCAGCAAACTCGTCAAAAAATACGACTACTCTACAAAGTTTTTGGACAGATGGCAGTTTATTATATGCGTTAATATCCATAACTTCATGTTTTTTAAGTAGGCTATAACGACGACGCATCTCTGCATTAAGAACGGTAAGTTGTTCTAGTGCTTCCTCTTGGGAATCTATAATTCTAACGTGTGGATAGTTTTGAAATTTAGCAAACCCAACTTGTTTTGGGTCTATTAAATAGATCTGGCACATTGCCGGGCTAAACCTGGCAATAAGACTGCTTATGGCTGCTACCATCCACTCGGTTTTTCCAGAACCTGTTATGCCACCTACTAATACGTGTGGCGAATCTGCATTAGCTAACGACGCTTGTACTAACTGATTGTTAATGTTTACTCCAATTGGAATGGTAAACGCTTCAACATTCTTGTTTAAGTAATTAGCGTATTGATAGTAGGGACAAAATTCTCTATCTTGACGTGGGAAGTCAATAGCCACACCACCCGCTTGTGCAGTAATGAAAGGCTCAGAATCAAGTCCACAATGTATCTGCAAATCTGCACCTAACTTCTTGAATTTATCAAAACCTACGCCCATAGGAGGTTTAACTTTAACTCTAAGAAACGCAGGTGCTTTGATAGTTTCTACTATTTCTGCACCACGTATTCCCGCACGAGATAAGGTTTTAAGTAAGTCTTGGGATAGGTCTTGGGTATCTTGTGAGTTACCTAAGTCATTTAGTAAGTTAATACCAGATTTAGTAAAATCATCTAACTCGTTTAACTGGTCTTCTGATTCGTCATAGCTAAAATATCTGGGCGCTTGACTGTTACTAGAACCATCAAAATCATTACTATAACCATTTGCTTCAATACCGGATAGAACTGGTACAGGCTTTTTAGCTGCAAACGGTTGCAAGATTCTGTTAAATGAGAATGGTTTTTGCTGCTTCTGTTGTAATTGTTGTAGTTTTTGTTGTCTTTCCAGTCTTTTTCTTTGCTGCTCATTTTGAATGTCCTCCTCTGCTTGTGTCTTAAATAGGTCTATACTTGCATTATGATATGCAGTTTTGTAGTTATCCTCTTCTATGGCTAACAACTCTGCTTCCCACGCATTTTCCCTGGTCTTATTGTTTAGTATTAACGCGTAACATAAAGACATTAAACTAGTTATTGTCCTGACTTCTTTAAACCGTTGCCAAGGTAAGGTAGCAGGTATTAATGTCATTAAAGTTATTAGTGCTAAATGTGGTAGAACTGGCGTTTGTGTGTTAAATTGTCTTTTCACTATATACCTCCATAAACTAATTAACTCTAATTAACCCAACCTAAAATAAAACCTGCGCCAAAGCCTAATCCAACGATTGTGAAAAATTTTCTTGTGCCAGGAAACAAAATACTAAACACCACCGCAAACGCTACAATAGTTCCTAGAACTTGTAGTATATTGGGATACCATCGGCTTAAATATCCTGTTACTGCGCCACAACCTACTAAAATTAACCCTTGATTTATCACTGAACCTGCTTTAGCGGACTGTACTAATGGTGATTCGTCGCTCATACAAAACCTCCTAAAATATGTCTGGGTGAACTACCTGAAATTGCCTTCTTGCCAACACCTCTGTAACTGGACGGTAGTGCTTTAAACTCACGTCTTTTAGGTATTAACTTTTCGTTGGTACGGTGCATCTGCATTGCCAAATCTATGGTTTTCCCTTCTAATTGGGCATTTGATTCATAGATGGTTCTAACTGCGTTTACTTTCATTTGTCCAGCTTGACAATATGCTTGAACTCTTTCTGCACGTTCTGTAAGTTCCTCGGCTTCTTTGACCATCTGGTCTAGCTGGTCTTCCGAAACATCCATGGTGTACTTATAGATTGGCTTGTGGTTCTGTTGCACTAAATCCAGTAGCTGTGTACTGCTTTTGGATACGTTGGCATTTAACTTGCCAAAAAACGCAAATATACTCACTTTTTGACGTTCCTAATTACGCATGTTTGTTCTGTATTTCCAGCATCGGTAAAACCTGTTACAACGTTGCCTATGATTGTTGTAGTGGTTGTAATTGCCCATGCTATACCAGCAACTGTTAACCCAGAAACTAGTATGGTTGGCACTTGACTGGGTTCGTAGTGACGCTCTATATGCGTTTCAGTGTCTTCATATTTTTGTATTGACACTTCTTTGACTAACCTTAATTTTTTGGTATCCATAATTACTCCTTAATTCTCCTTGCTGATTCTTGGCTTAAAGTATTATCGGTTTTATCGGTTCTTAGCTAGTTCGTCTAAGAACGTTACTGCACCCCATAAAAATGCAACTGCACCTATGGCAATTGGTATAACTGGAAGTGCTACACTAACCGCAGCACCTGCATAACCTACTGTGGCTGCAATACCAGTGATAGATCCAACTCCTAAAATGTTTTCGATTAGCATACGCACCTTTTTGTTTTGTAATAACTGTTGAAAGATTCTGATTTCAGTAGCTGTCTGTGCCATTTCTATTTGAGATTCTTGGATTGCAGACAGCTTTATCAATTGTTCCCGGATATCACTGGCTTGGAGTAATTGAGACAACTCCTGTGCCAGTTCTGGTGTTAAGTTTAACTCGTCTAAAGCTGCTTCAATTACTTGTAATCTGGTAGCATTGACTTGAGTTGTTCTAACAGTTGATTCCGGGTTTGAGTCAACTTTTTTTGCTTAGCATACACTTCGGTTAGGTTAGATTGAATACTCTTAGAAGTGTTACCTAGGTTTTGGTGTAGCGTTCCAATTTGTTCTGTTAACGCTTGTTGCTTGGCTGACAAAAAAGAATCGTATACCGTACTTTGTCCTTTGGTGTACGCTTCTAAGGACGATAAAGCAGCATTAACACCGGTTACACCAGCAGTTATGGTGTCAGCTACCGCCATGGTATTTAAAGTTTCCGTAGCAATAGTGTTTTGGATTGCCAAGATATTGGTAGTGTTAGCTTCAACTTGCTGTCCAGTAGTTAACTCACCTCCTGCAACTTGATGTGTTTCAGGTATTTCTTGCGCAACTTGTGTGTTGTGTGCTATATCTGCCCAGTTATCTTCTGACTCTTGCGCTTTAGACTGTTTTGCTAAAGCGGTTAACTTTTGTCCTAGTACGCTATCAGGTGCTATGTTAGGCAACAAAGAATCTACCTTAATCTGCATTTCTGGATATTGTTGTTTAATCTCGCGTAGGAGGTCAAAAGGAGCCATGCCAATAGCGTTAGCAAATTCTTTGATAGTTGTGTTGTTAGTTGAGTTCATAATTACCTCGTAAGATTTGGTCGTTTAAAATTTGCAATTTTTCTTGAATAATTTGAGCCTTGTTCTTAGTCCGACGATATCTATTAGTTAACTCTTGGATAGTTCTAAGTAGTTCTAAATGTTGTTCATTTTCAAGTGGTCTACCGTTCAAAGAACCAGTGTTTGGGTCTACATAGATTTTTAGCGGGTCTAAGAAAGTTGCGCCGGTCAACAATAGGGTTTGTACTGAGCGTACTGTGTTATAGCCTAGTAAACGGGCAACTTCTGTGCGGGTCATGTCCGGTAGTAAAGTATGGACTTTACTGGGTTTGGACTGGTGTTTTCTCCCGACTATTTTTGTTGGGTAAAACGTTATCTCTGACATGGCAATCTAGTCTTAATCTGGTCTTAGTCTATCTTTCAGCTTTTTTGGTATCAGTCCGTTGCTGGCGTACTGCCGTCTTGCTGCTGATTAAAAGATAAAACAAAAGCCTATTGCTAGGCTAGTGTTGTGTGCTATCAATTTGTGTAGCGCATAAGAGACTATAAAATAAGTCTCATGAGTGAGCTTTGTTAGAGTAGAATTGGGTTAGCTATAATCGTCAAATGCAAAAAAAGTTACGCGTTTCCCAGTCGCAGTCCAAAACTTATCCACAGTCTTTAACTGTACTAATACGCTGGGAGGTGGTACGCGACGGTTTTTAGAACTTTCATGGAAACAATAAGATTTAACCGTCTGTTCTGATTTGCCAAGTGCTACAGCTAACTCAGCATAAGTCAAATTATATTTTTCTTTGAACCCAAGGATGGCTTGCGCTGATGTTTTTATTGCCGGCATGATATCATTCTCCTGCTGTCAAGTATCTAGAGTATATTGCTATTATTTCCAAGATACCTTATATTTAATCCACTAGCAAGAGTAAAAACAACTTATTTGCAAAAACCCACAAAAAAGGAGCAAAAATTATGCAGATTTCTATCACATTACCAGACTATTATAATGCGCTTATTGAAGCTATAGCGGAGGAAACAGGACAATCTAAAAGCAGTATTGTGGCTGACTGCGTTAAAAATGGTATTAATGGTGTATTGGAAACGTTAAATAGAGCGCACGTTTACCAAAAAACATTTCCAGAGATGTCTTTAAAAGAGCGTGTAGAGCAAATTAAACAGATTAAAAAAGATAAAGTGGAATGACAGAAAAATACGCATAAACACACTAGGAATAAGTGTTAAGCCCTGGAAATCCACCAAATGGTAACGTGCTAAATTTCCCAAATCTTATTTCACATGCTTTAAGTGTTTTAGCGCATATATCCTCATTTTCGTTGTTAGTTTGTTGATTGTTTATGGTATACCATAGTTTTTTTGTTGGATCATTTGGATCTGTCTTAGGAATATGTCCACATTCTCCACCGCGATATATCCAGGGACAGCTACGGCTCATTATCCTGGCAGGTAGAGTAATTCCGTCTGTATCGAAAGGTGTAGTTAGCTTAAATTTTACCGTTTGGTAATTTTCTTCTTGTAGTTGCTCAATTACGTATACCTGGAAAGGTAGCTCTTTTATGCTATCTCCAGCGTTAGATTCTCCGTCTAGAAATCGTTTTTGAGTAACACGACGCTTAACGTAAGTGCCTTCTAATCTGTAATTAGGGTTAATACGTGTTTCTCTAAGCCAACTAGTTAAAATGCCACCAACGTTACTTACGGTTATTGTTGGAGTTGGTATAGCACCTTGTCCTATTAGATCAAACCCTTCTCCTTGTATACCTAGAGCATAGTATAAATTACCTTCAAAAGATAGCCCAGGTATGCTATTATCTTCTTTAACAAAGTTACATATTCTAATAACTGTATCGTCAGCCCATTTGTTAGTTCCGGGTTTGCTTGTATCCCAATAAAATTTATAGAACTCGTATAGTTCAATAAAGCTGTCTGGATTTAAACTAAGTAGATTAATCATATATGTTCCCATTGATTGGTGTGCCATTTGATTTTCCGGCACATCTGCGTACAGCGTCACCGCTTGTACTTACTCCCATTTCGGAGAGTCTTTCTGCCTGGATGCCAGACAATCCCGCCCGAACTGCGGTACTCTTGCAGTATAACGCAGGTTTTTTATTTGTGTGGCAGGTGAAACGAATATATCATATAAATACCAGGTTAATTCCGGTATTTATATTATAACTGCTGTAGTATACCTATTATTTCTGTAATGAGGCTAAATAAATGCTGCAAAATAGATATTAAAATAAGATTAAGTTTATGTTTGGGTTGGTCTTCAATGGATTCCGATGCTTCCGATGCTTCCGATGTTCTGGGTGGTTTAGGTATCTTAAATCTGTTAAGTTTAGCTGCGTCCGTATCATTTGCATCTTCTGCGCCTTCCGTACCTGCTATTATATTATTCTCAAGTTCTTCTAATTCTTTTAATTCTTCCTCGTCAAGTTCTGTATAATTAACTTTAAAAGATTCTATCCACTCGTCTTCTGTTGTGGACAAAACAACTACTATCTTGGTAAATTCATAGTTTTCCAGAATTGCGTCTATCAATAATTCGTGGTTTTGTCCAAGTATTTTACAATCTTTGGTGGCGCAACTTATAATAACGTCTTGCACTTCAAAATCGTCTTTACAGTCTGGGTCGTTATAAGCGTAAGAACTTATGCTGCATCTGTCCAATGTGTCTAAAATAGTCTCCAGATTTACCATTTTCTGACTCCTTATCAACCTCAAGCTGCTTATGTCTGCATACGTAGCGCGTTACAGATTTCCAATACTCACCTTGGTAGACAAACAATTCGCTAAGTCGCTTACCTCCTATTGTGTGTAAAGATGTACTGGTTTTGCTATTTACCATTATAGCAACATGATGAGTTTGAGTACCTTGTAAATTCATTAAAATTGCGTCATTATTCTGTATTGGTTCGTCGTATTCTAGTTTCCTAAATCCAGCTTTACTAAAGTTATTTTCAAATAAATCCCAGTCTGGTGACAATGTTTCCTCCACTGCTACACCTCTTACAAATTCTGGTATCTCTATACCTAAATAATAGCCATAATAAGCCCTAAACAAAGAGTAGCAATCTGACCGGTTATACGCAAAAGGCCACTTTAAGTAGTAGTCTAAATCTTTTGGACTGTATTTATTTGGCACTAACGGAAAAGGATATAAATTATTAGGGTCAAACCCGTCCCATTCATCAAACTTAGTGTGATATAGCAAATAAGCTGTTTTAGATGCTTTACTATTGGCAAGGTCTATAGCACCTAATATACTAGGTTGTGTATCGCTCCAATGTGAATGATAAACCGCTTTAATGGTTGCATCTTCGTGTGTATCTAAAATAGAGTCTACTTCGTCTGGGCTAATAACAAAACTTTCGGTAGGATTTTCGGCAGCGTTTAAGCATGGTATAACTAATTCTTGTTCATTGTATAGCAGCACTAATCCACAAGACTCTTGTTTGGGAGTTTTCTGACATTCCGTTTTTATGGTTTCTTTGGTTTCTATAGCAATCATATAAACAATATAGGTAGTGACGGATTTACGTTATTATAAATGCTTAGCTCAAATGCTTTTTTGCTAAGTGTAGCTGTTGGGTCTGTGAAAATAGTTTTGTCACCTACTAATGCAATTTTTATGGCATCAAATAATGTAGTTTGACCTTGCGGAAAATTGATAAATCCACTTGGAAACACATTACCCTGGAAATCACTAGCAACTGCTTTTGTAGCCCCGTTAATTTGACTTCCAGTAACAAACCATGGAATTAATCGTTGAGGAAACGTATTCCCGTATCTAATGACATAAAATACGCATGTAGTCGTATTTGCAATACTAGAAAAATACGCAGACTGAAACCATACTGTTAAATCAGTATTTTGAGAAACGTCTGTCCGTGGTACTGCCAAATTATTTCTAATCTTGCTAGTAACAATTTTATTAGATACAGACGAATATACCTGCCCGTTAAACACACCGCTAGGCGTAACAGTCCAATCACTTACTAAAGAGCATTGTTTTAAATTTTGTCCAGTAGGTGACCACAGGAAATTGGTATTAACGTAATTACGTAAGTTAATTAATAAAGTGTCTAACTGACTTTTAGGCATTACTGGGCTGTTAACGTCCCATTCCGATATTGGCTCCAACCCTTTGTTTTGAACTTGAGTGTAGTTATCTCCTAATTGTGTGGTCAGTCTAGGTAAAAATGTGCGCTGACTGACATTCCAAAGCGGACTTAATTCTAATGTTGGTAGCCAATATGATTGTGTCATTATACTGCTCCCGTATAGTATCCGACTGAATATACTATAGCATTAGCGGTTGTAGCTTGTAGATTAAAGGCTGTGTTAGCAGTTAATGCTAACTCTCGTCTTTCTGGAAAAGTTACGCTATAAACGCTGTTTTGCGGTAACACAATACTTAATAGTGTAGTAGTTCCAGACCTAACGTTTATAGTAGTTGTAGTAGCGTTAATATTTTGAAAGATTAAATGCGTTATATATACAGTGTTTGACGCTCCTGGCGCAACTACAATATCTGTTCCAGTAGTATTGGCTAAAGTTGCATTGCTGTAAACTATAGCTGGTCTAGTAAAAGCATTTAAAAACCGTTTAAACAAAGATATAAGACTGAAAGAGCCAGTATTACTAGTGGCTGCGGTATCTGCTTTTAGTCCAACAGCACTCAATTCTGTATTGACTACAGAAACTGTAAAAACATCTGGATTAGCTGTTGTGCCTGCACCACCGTCTACTATATCTCTTTGCCTAACGCTACCAGTTCCGTCTACATAAGCGATTGAAGCCATATTGTTCCCTATTTGATGGTAGTAATCCCGCCCGAACTGCGGTACATTTTTATTGTAGCACAGATTTCTGGTTTCGGAAATCCTTTCAAACACCTAAAAATCTATAGCAAATATCAACGAATTACTTCTATCAGAAAATACTAATGCACCTGAAACACCTTGTGCAAAAGACTCAACCCAGTCAGAGGTAGTACCACCAAATACAACCGTTCTTATGCGTACAAAATAAGTTGAAAAAGCGATATTAGGAAAAGTCATAAAAGTATCTTTTACTCTTGTGCGTAAATTCCACTCTTGATTCTCTCCACTTTTGACTTCTACATCATAACCGATAGTCCATGGGCTTTTGGTGGTAATTCCGTCTTGTGTAATAGTTGGAGCATCCCAATTTACATCTAAATTATATAACTTAACTGAATTTTGCGCAACAGCTGCGGTAAGTGTAGGTATATACCTACGCGAAGTTTTTATGTTTGTAACTCCTAGACCTGGTATTGGTGCGGCTATTCTTTCTGGTAGTGGATCAAATTCCCATGCCATTATAATAAACTCATTCCATCGATTAAACTATACTTGCTACTATTATACTCTACCGCTAGTATTTCGTGCATACCTTCTATAGAATCTTGCACTGGAGACCGGTTAATCACTCTATAAATTGTATTAGACAATGTGCCACCTTGAATTATCCAATTAGACTCTGGTGGCGGAACATCAGCACCAAAGCCTGGAGATTGTAAGTTTAGCACAGTTAAATTATTACCAGTGCTAGTAATAGTTGCTTCTTTAACCTCAAATCTTAATTTCTGTTCTTGTACGGGGTCATTCTCTAACACAGCTGCATCAACTCCATTAGGAACTGGCGGCACTAGTTTACTAGTTGTTACTGTAATTTTATAAGTTGTACCAGTTGCTAAATCTACTGGACTATCTAGTGTTACTGAAGTTGCAGTTGCAGATTTAATAATGCCCGCATATCTAGCAGCTGTTCTTTTAGAATCGTATATGCGTATTAAGTCACCTGGTTTTACGTAGGCTGCAAAGGCTCTAGCTTTAAAAGTTACAGATTCTTGTTCCATTCTATTAGTTAAAAGTGCTGCAACACCTGCTCGTCTAGCTTGTCCTCTAGAACTACATGCTATAGCGTCTATTTCTAATTCCCTGACACCCCATTTAGCTATTCCAATTGGGTCTTCTACCACCTCTACAGCTTTTTTGTAAAAATCTAAAGGATTAAGATAACTTACTACTGCTACAGTTTTCCTAGACTTTAATCCACTTCTACTATACGTAAAAGAACCCTCCTCTATGTCTGCTTGTGTAAACTGATGCACCACACTACCACTAGCATCTGCCGCAAAAGACACTACTCCAGCTTGCCAGTAAGCAAAGCCTCTAAATATTGATACTAAGTTTTGTATAACCTGATACGCTTCTACTTTGCCTTCTAGCTTAACATTGCAGCTAAATCGTGGCTCAGATTTACCGCTACCATCTGACACCAATTCGTTGCAATATTTACTAATTTCGTATAAACCCCATTTATCTATCTGACTAGTATCAATATAATTACCTAATCCGTATCTAGTGTTTGTTAATAAATCGTACAATATCCATGCTGGGTCACTACATGCGGTTGGTTCTTGATCCTCGTTTTTACCAGGGATAAAGTTTCCATTCCAGTTGCCATTAAAAGTTAAATATCTTGTTTGAGGGTTATTTGATTGTCCTAAAGAATTGTAGGTATGTATCGTAGCGTTAGATGGTATTTGGATTATTCTGCCGGCTAGTTTAATAGCAACTGATGGAATTTGTTGAAAATATTCAGTATTAAATTTAAACCCAGCTATAGCAGTATTAGGATAGTTTAAAGTGGTAAACGTGACCTGTGTATAACTTACCCACGTTATTTCTTGCTGAGTATTTGGGTTATTAGCTTCTGGTGTATCTTTATAAACTCTAATCTGAAAAGTATTGTTATTTGAATTTGGCGCTGTTGAAACAGGTATTAAAAAATCTACTTCTGTAGGACTAGGATATCTTCCTTCAAAAAAACTATTTACTTTGTTAACAAATCCATTACCGCGCTCATTAACGTCAATTCTAAAATTTACTCTTTCTCCATAAGTGTTACCTTGGTCATCAAAGCGTTGTAACGTAAATGCAAGTTTAACTTTTATAGATTTTACAGTTTCACTTGTAAATTGCCTGGTAATTTCTAAGTTGTTTTTTACTGCTACTTGTACTGGTGTTTCTAGGGATACTTGTTTATTAAATCCAACACTAGTTCCCCAATATTTATTTAAATTAAGATTTACTTGAAAGTATTTGCCGTTGCTAAGATTATTTAATACTATTATTTCTGCATTGTACCCATCCTCTATTAACGGAAGTGGCTGATATAAATAGTAATCATAAAGAGGATATCCGTAGTCATAAGCAGTTCCTCTAAACGTTTCTATACCTCTAATCTCGCCTCCCAATGACAGTTTTTCTATTTTAATTTTTACAAATGTTTTTGGAGTGCTAAAACTTATTTCCGGAGTACGTTTAGTAGACGATGATGTTAAATAGTATGCTATTGCAGTTATACTACCGCCATCGCTAGTGACTCCCACCTCAACGCTTGTTACGTTGATAGAACTTGCAAAATCGTTTCCTCCAACAACCTCTTCATAATATGGAGTCCAACCGGAGTCATCTTGATTAAAAGTGTAGCTAAGCCTAAATTTTATTCCAGGAAAAACCAGACGATTAGCATTGCCAACTATAATATAAAAAGAACTGCTTGGAACAAATGCCTCTAAAATTACTTCAAAAAATAAACGAGTTATACCGATATCTGGATTATTATAAGTAAAAACTTGTGGAACATCATTGTAGTTAGGTAGCCCAGTTGCAGTTGGCGCAAAATCTCTTTGTCCTGTATTAAAATCTATGACGTTTTGTATTTGAGATCCAGGTCTAAAGTGAAATTCATAGTCTTTAAAGTTGTAGCTGTCATTAGCATTTTGGATTGGAACTTCATCTAAATAGACACCTTTTACCCCGCCAATTGAGCCTTCAATTTCTCCTTCACATAAAGCACCTAAAATATAAGCAGTAGAAGTAGACCGTCCGCTAACTGGGGTTTGAGTTCTACTAGCAGCATTTTTAGCACCTCCAAAACTACCAGAAAACCCTTTAGACTTTTCTCTATTTATTTTTTTGGACATACTTAACTACCTAACAATATTGGAGTCTAATTTAACAGATATTGGTACTATACCAACCATCATTATACCATACACTACTGGCACACGCCCACCTTCTCCAGCATTTTCTAATGGACTAAAACTATTAGACTGCTTTTCTTCTTTGTCTGGCTCTTTTTTAGGCTGAAAAATTGATAAAATACCACTTAATAACAAATAGCTACCTACTGTCGCAAGTTGTGACGCAGTAAATAGTGTATTACCTAATTTAATTCCTATCGCTGGTAAAACAAAGGCAGCAGCAATGAGACCTACACCAGCTAATATTTGCCACCACTGAGTACCCTCTCCACCTGCACCCATAAATATTGGCACAATTCTAATAGATTTAACTTTTTTAGCTATTGGGCAAATTAACTCTGGTTCTCCCACTTGCTGATGTCCGACGTATACTTTATAATATACACCACGACTACTAGATTTTTGTAAGTAATCAAAGAACCCGTCGAAGTTAGCCTTTAATGCGCGTATAGCCTCTCCTACAGTAGATACAGCTAAGTCAATAGTATCTATAAATAAATCTGCTAATTCACCTTCTAGCCTAATTGTCATCATATATGGTTTTTCCTTTAATTCCGCTTATACCTAATTGGGATAATTCTATCACAGAAGTTCCTGCATTAAATATATCCAAGTTTGGAGATAATGGTGTAGAGGGTCGCTCTAGTAAGTATACCATAAATCCTACCACATCTTCTTGGAGTATATCAGTTAATCTACCCAATAACAAAGCGTTAGCAGTAGATGCTTTTTTAAAAGAAAGAAATGGCAGAGCATTTAGATTGTCGTTAGACAGTTTGGATGGCACTACAGATGATGGTAATTTATATGCGTGCAGCGAATGGTCTGTACAAATACTAAATGATACTACTTCTGGATTTACAGCAACTTTTGAGCAGGTTAGGAGATTTTTGGATATTTAATGCTAAGCACTTTTGATATTCTTGATACGGAAAAACTCGGTGGCTTCGTCTATTGCAAAATTAAGTAGTGCTGCTTCCTGTGGGGAGTTGACTTCTAGTATTTTACGTCCATAGCTAAACGCTATCTCACTCCAGTTACCGCATAGTTTTGGAACTTCTAGAATATCCCACCAGTTAATCTCCTCTAGCTGTCTGTAGTATCTATCCCCAAACTCCCGTCTTAAATGCGTATGTATCCATCCATCCGGTGCAGCTGGTTTAAGTTTCTTTAGATATCGCAAGTATTCTTGTTTGTTTGCTTCTACAAGATTGGGATGAGGATTTTTAGGCATTCTAAATATGCAGTTGTAATAGTATCGGTCTTTGGGGCTATGTCCGTACCGTTCTGCAAATAACCAAAATACTCGTGGTACACTGCGTTTAGCATTGTAGGCTTTTTTGACTTGCGCCCGTAAGTAACCAATTTTCTCCTTTTCCTCATCGCTTAGAATCTCGCCAAAAACCACGTCTTCTCCAGATTGGTCTTCCATATCCTTTTCAAATATATGCCCACATTCTGGACAGATTTTAGCAAAACTAGGAACCTTTGCCTGACAATTTGGGCAAGTTTTCATTGGCATCTCGCCTTCTTGTGGTTCTCTGGAGGCACATAGTGGAGTTTTGTGTTTAGCGGTTGATAATTTTAATCGCTGACAGTTTTCCCCAAAGTCTAATATAAACGCGTCTGTCTTGCCTTCAAACAGCCTTAGAGCGCGTCCTGCCATCTGCACCCATAAGGCTCTAGATTTTGTAGGGCGTGCCACTATAGTACAGTCACAAGACGGTTCGTCAAATCCTTCGGTTAATACCGCTACAGAAGTTATGATTTGTGTTACGCCTTGCTTAAATCTTTTATAGATTCCATTCCGGGTTACTTCCGGTAAGTCGCCAGAAATGACTTCACTTGGTATATTAGCGCTATTAAATTGTTCCGCCAAGTTCTGTGCCTGCTTAACACCAGCACAAAATGCTATGGCTTTACGTGTGGGACAAATATTCAGGAACTCTTTGACCACTGACTCGTTCAATTCCTCACCGCAAACCAACTCTAAGCTAGATTGCGTAAACTCACCGTCTTTAGACTCTAGTTGGCTGTAGTCAATTAGCCCGTTATAACCAAAATGACGTGCCTCCACTAAGTGTCCCTGGTCTATAAGTTGTTGTGGATATGGTGCGCGCACTATCCCCTGAAAGAACGTACAAAAACCCTCTGTCTTCTTGGTACGCCATGGAGTGGCACTAAGTCCCAAAAACATGCAACTAGATAAAAATGTTAACCCGTTACTGTAATATTCTTGTATACGCCTAAATGTAGAGTAATAGGCGGTGGTATGTGCCTCGTCTAATATTACTAGTCCTATTTCTTGTGGTAAATGCTTACGTTTAGCAATTGTCTGTAGCATAGCTATTTGTATTGGGCATCCATAGCTAGGCTCGTAATTTGGTGCTATAACACCTATTTGGTCTAATTTAATGCCATAAGCTTTAACTAGCGTGTTTACCGTCTGTTCTATCAATTTGGTACGGTGAACCAAAAATAGTACCCTACGCCCCTTCGTAAGTGCGTCTGCAATAATCTTAGACGAGATATGCGTCTTGCCTGCTCCCGTGGGCGCATACACTAACACAGACCGTAAGCCACTACGGTACATTGCATAGACCTCACTTACCACTTTTTGCTGGTATTCTCTTAACATAACTACCTTTTCCTGCTTTCTGTGCTTATTATTCTATTTAGTTTTCCCGTGTTTGTCAAGTAGTTTTAGTAAAGATTTTTTGATATTATGACCATAAAACAGAAAAAACAGGAATAAACGAGGTAAAACAGAAATGGCTAAACCCATTAAAAAATTGCAAAATCTGTTAAATCAGATACAGGTTGGAAATTCTTGGACTACGGGAGAAACCGCATTAGATAAAACGGAAGACCAAATCCGTAATATTATTTTTGGGTGCCATCATGTTCCAGATACCGTTTGGGACGTTTGGGATTACAGTCCACCTAGTGCTTTGACTTATGCCCTAGATATCAATAACTCTAGGAAATATGCCTATAAAATAATAGAGATGCTTAAACGCTATGAAGATATGCCGTATAAGCAGATACATTATAAAAGTATATGTAAATTAGTGTGGTCTATATTTCAGTATGATCCAGAAAGTGCGTGCAGATATCTAGCCACGATGCAACAAAGACAAGGTTTTGTACCAAGTTACTACGATGAATTGGTGCATCAACATAAGAAGTTTGATGAAAAAGCCGGACTTAACAGTTTTTTCTCTTACAATGCAGATTTAGAGGAGGTAGGATTAGATGAAAGAGCTTTAATATTAGGCTTTTCTGACCTTAATACGCTAAATATTTTAAATGGTAAAAAAACCATAGAGCTACGTAAAAATAAACCACGGTTTTTGGATTTTGTGCTTATTTATAACCGTGAAACTAAACATATTGTAGGGAGCTTCAACGGGTCTTTGATTTGCAAAAAATCTATTAAAGACTGGGAGGAACTACAGACTGAGCTAAATATGTCTACTATAGAAATAAGCAGCTACTTAAATGTTTACATGGGTTACGGGATTACAATTAAAAACGTTAAGAAGTTTGTAAAACCGATTCCCCATAGTGCTATACCGGGATTTAATACTACTGCTGCCAACAAAGAGTTTCGCTATCTAAGTTCTAGTCAGATCAATTCCTGTCGTTCCTATCAAAGTTTTCTTGAATAGTGCGCCATTTAATCTTCCGGGTAATCTTACCAGAACTGCGGTACTCTCTTGTTGTAGCACAGATTTATTATCGTTGATCCAGGAGCTAAACATGACACAAAGTAACTACAATGCCAGATACGGAAACCTGAAAAAGTATAAAAAACGCGTACACAAAGCGCATTTAAAGACTGGTGGACGCTGCTGCTGTTGCGGAATTAATCCTTCTGAAGAAATCCACCATACTAGTTACCGCAAGTCTGGAGATAAATATGGTATCAATATTTTCCCGGTTTGCAAACATTGTCATACCAAGATATGCCATTCTAGCGAGAACTGGATAAAGTCTAAGTCGGATCCAGTCTGGGGAAACCATAATACCAAGGATTTTACGGATTTACTGAAACTAAAATATAAGTTTTTGTACAAAAAAACCGGATAAATCTCCGGTTAAGCATCTAATAGCATTGCTAAAGAGGTTAGTGTAGCGGTAGGTAGCTCTCGTTTACGTATAGCCTCTTTAATTATTTGTTTAGTTTTCTCACTTAACTTACTTCTAGAAGTTGTATTAACTTTATCAGGATAAGGTAGTAATTCCGCAAAGTTAATAGCTGGGTCATCTTTCCCTTTAAATCCATTAAATAAACCAGCCCACCCAATAGCGTGTATACGGGCTTCTGTATTGGCTTTTTCCATATAGATAGATTCCATTTCGGTTATACATTGGAACACTATGTAGTCTGGTTGTTGCAAGAAAGTATCCCAATCTTTAAAACGTCTATCTTGTATTCTGTAGGATTGTATACGCCAATACAGCTTATCCCAATCTATTTCGCCGCTGGTAGACTCAATTCCTCCCCCTCGGCGTTAGAATTGTCTTCTACAACTGGTAATTCCTGCCAACGACTGGACTCATTGCGGTAGAACTCATAGATTTTCTCTACTAGTGCTTCGCTTAGTTTATACGTGTCTTCTAAAGTCCATTCTGGATAACCAAGTAGGTAAGATTTATTAGTACCCAAAAATCCAACTGCACCAATCTCTAAAGTGCCTCCAGCGGGCGCTATTCTAATGGTTTCTGTATCGGGAGGGTAATTGCCATCTACTACTAGTTTTGTGTGTCCAAATCGGATTACTTGACGAGAATTAAGCACTGGTTCGGATGGTTCAATGACTGCTTTCTTATCATTAATTACAACTTTATCTGCTAATACAATAGGATAAGCTGCTCTAGTTTGTATCAAAGCGGTAGTAGCAGCTGCGCCAATTTCGTTTTCAGAATAGCCAGATAGTAGATTTAGCTCGGTAAACGAATCTGCGTACTGTAGTAGTAAATCACCATTGTCTACTTCCGTACTACCAGCTGTTCTAGGAGATAAGATTCTGGTAACTTCGTCAATCGTTAAACCCTTTTCTTGAGCAATTCTTTGAATGAGTTTAGTAGCAATACCTTGTGCTTGTGCGCGTGATTTTTCTGCTTCAAAAGTAAACTTACGTTCAATTACTTTAATATGTCCATATTTAGCTAAATATAAGCCTTCTACTGGATTGCCATCATTGTCAGATACGCCAACCCATACGATTTCAGGTAACTTTTTACCAATAACAAGATTAAAATTCATACTAAGTCAAACTCCAATAGTTCTTGTAAATCTGCATAAACTTCTCTAGTAGCGGATCTTGCCACAGAATCTGGTATTTTAATCGTAAAAGTGTTAGATTCATTGCTTACCACAATTGTACCAGATAATCCACCACGAAACATAGCAGCACCGCATCTAAGTACATTGCGTTCTTTGCGGCAATTAATTAATACTGCTAAACTTTTAGTGCTATCCGCCAAAATATCTAACATTTTTATTAGCTAAAATCATCAAAGCAGAACGGTGGATACCACTCAAAATAGTCACCTTGGAACAGCAAGTTAAACGAAAATCTTTTAACTTCGTTTTGGTTAGCCGGTAGAGCCAAGTTACTTATTTTAGCTATCCCTGCAAAACGTTCACCGTCTGGCATTGTTACAGCTGCATAAATATCTCTACCATAAAGTAGATTGGAAAATATACCAACTGGTTTTATTATAGTCTCTAATGCCTTATCTCCAGTTAGTGCTATGCCACTAACGGTACAACTTTTTGTCTGTCTAATAAAAGTATTTTTAACACCACGTCTAGTCCTAAAATCCGTAGTCTCTACCTGCACTTCTTGGGACGATAAATCTATAGCTTGTACGCCATTCAACGGTATTACACCTTCTACTACTTCCGCTAAATCGCCTTCGTTTATTATGTGTAATAACGGGTATACTTCTACTTGTGTTTGTATGTTATCTATTGTTGTGTCATTAACTAAAATAGCTTGTTTCCTATACCCTGGCACGTACCCAAAGTTTGGGTCTCCAAAAGATAGGCATGTACCAGCTTTAAGTTCAACATCAAAGAAACTGGAAAGAGTTAAATAGTTATATCCAATAGTAGAAGTAGCATTACAAAGTACCTCAAACTTCGGTATATCACTACTCGTCTCTCCAGTTACTTCGTTTACTGGTAGTAGTTTGACCTCTAAACAGCAACCGTTTAGAGGTTGAGGGTTTAACCAGTCCACATTAATGCCCTCCTGTTTTAAGCGGTTCTAAATGTCCAAGAATTATCATCTATGCCAGCAAACCCAACTACAGCAGTAGGACTGATTAACACATAATAATCTGTATTACCAGTTAAGTTTGAGGTGGGGTCAATAGTTAGTGTGTCGTTAGCAACAGTTGTTGTGGTACGAGTCAAAGCAGTAGTTATAGTTGTTGCTGGATTGCTTGCTAATACTATAGTTGCAGTTCCAGCGCCAAGTGTGATAGCTTGGTTAAACTGTGCAGTTAAATTAGCACTTACCACAAATCCAGTGCCATTCACGTCTGGTGTTAAGTCAATAATGAATGGACTACTGTAGTCGTAGGGCGTATACCAGGCAAAAGTCCTACCTTGATAAGTAAGCGTAAAACTATACTTTTTAACTTCGTTTTGGTTAGCAGGAAAGTTAAGGGCAGTAATTTTAGCAAACCCTTCAAAACGCTCACCGTCTGGCATGGTAGCAACTGCAAAAACTTCACGTCCAAACAAATATCCATCAAAAGCACCAACTCGTTTGACTATAGTTTCAAGTCCTTCGTCACCCGCCAAAGCAACGCCAGAAATAGAGAAACTTTTAGCAGTGCGCACTATTGCTGTTTCTGTACCAGCTCCAGAACCAAAGTGAGTTGTATCTACCATGGTTTCTTGGTTAGCCATATCCATTGTCTGAATACCACTTAAAGGTATTAACCCTACAATAAAATCAGCTATAGCGCCAGCTTGTATAGGTCTAGACAAAGGGCTTATAGTAATAGAGCTTGTACTAGAATCAGTTAAAGTAACGTCGTTTAAGACAATAGCTTGTTGACGAATTTTAGCAAACACCAATGAAGGAATTTGTGTTGGTGCGTCAGACGAAAAAGATAATGCGGTTCCAGCTTTGATAACGGTATTACCAGTAATTGTGCCACCTGTATTAGTGTTAGCACGTACTGTAAGCGTACTAGCTCCAACTGGATTACTAGTAGAAGTGACGGTAATAATGCGTCTAGTTACAGAACGACTAGTTGTACCAAAAGTCGCATTTATACCAGGTAGGGCTAACTCCAGGCTGTAATCCTGGAGTATTTGTGATGCGGTAGCTAAAGGCATATTAAACTCCTAAACTCCTATAAACTTAATTAGGCAAAAGCTGTATAGGGTTGAGTCCAAGTAAATTGTCTACCTTGGAATGCAAGCGTGAAACTATACTTTTTAACTTCGTTTTGGTTGGCAGGGAAGTTTAACGCATATATTTTAGCTACGCCTTCCAGCCTTTCTCCATCAGAAAAAGTAGCAGCAGCATAAATTTCACGGTTAAACAAGTTGCCAGCTAAAGCACCAACGGGTTTAATGACTGTTTCAAGTGCTTCGTCAGCCGCTAAGGCTACACCAGATACGGAGTAGTTGCGGTTTACTCGTACTAAAGCGGTTTCAGTACCAGCTCCGGATAGGAAGTGTGTAGTATCTACCTGAGTTTCTTGGTTGTTTAAGTCAAGAGTTTGGATACCAGTTAAAGGCAGAAGTCCAGGAATAAAACTAGCTGTAGCAGCTGCTGTAGCGCTATTATCTCCACTAATAGAAATTCTACGAGACAAAGGTGCTATATTGACAGAAGTTGCGGTAGTGGCTATCGACTTGTCTTCTAGGATTACCACTTGAGTTCTAAAAGCTTGTCCAGTTGCTTTAAATGATAATACGTTTCCAGCTTTTAAGTTAGTAGCTGTACTTGCGGTAATAGAAATACTAGTAGCTCCTACATCAGCATTAGCTGTAACAGTAAAAGTAACGGAAGTAGTAGTTCTGTTAGAAACACCAAGTGTATTTAAAGGTAATAATAAAACTTCTAAACTGTAATCTTGTAAAATTTGAGATGCGGTAGCTAATGGCATATTTCACCTATTTTTTGCGATTATATCTATTTCTAAAGTTGCCATTTTGCAAACATAGCTTATTATAAAAATAAGTTGTTAAATTCTTGTAAAAACGACTGGATCTTTGATTAAAATCCGAGCCTGCTCAATGGTTTCGTTAGTAAATGGAAAATGCGTAATTTGCGCTATAACAAAATTTTTCTCTATCTTAGAAATAGCTTGTACCAACTTTGAATCACGTTTATAGTTTTTAAGTACCACTTCCCATTTCTGGTCTTTATATTTTTGACCTGCACTAGAGTTTTTTGCGTATCCTATAGGGTTTTGAGTGATTAAGCACTCTAATCCAGAACTGATGGAAGGTGGTGCAGAACTAGACCCATAAACCCATATACTAGGTGTATTATTGTTATACACACCTAATTCAGTTGATAATATCTGTCTTAATCTGTTATTGAGTTCTGCTGCTGTCATAATTTAATTGTGTTCTATATTATAAGAGTTATACAGTTCTTTGGTATCAACAATATCACGTGGGCTAGTAACAGTTTCTCCGTTAGAACGTCTAGTTGGTCTATCCCAATTCCAAATATCTGCTTCTATATTTTCTTGGCAAGATTCTCCAAAACTTTCAGCCATAGCCTCAAAAGCGTCTCCAATTGAGTTGGACTTTGCTAACTCGTTTTGTAATTCTTCTATAAATCCAAATTCTTCTATAGTTGCGTTAACCCACGGTCTAGCAGGTGCGGCAGCCCCATCACTCCTAGTATATCCTTCATGAACATAGGCTGCGTATCTAGTATTCCAAGATAAAGTTGTACGTTTATTCCTAGGTATGTTTAAATTATTCCATTTAATGTCCATATATTTATAGTTCCATATAAGCACTTTATGTTAGAAGACATTCAATTTGATGATAATGAAGCGCTATTACTAGAGTATTGTACTACTAAAAGTATTGCCCTACGCAACAAAATAGTAGAACTTAACCTAGGGCTAGTTTATTCTGTTGCCCACCGGATTAAAGATAACTGCTCAGTCCCACTAGAAGACTTAATCCAGGTTGGTAGTATAGGCTTGATTAAAGCTATTGAACGTTATGACCCTTCGCGCTCTAAAAAGCTGTCTTCTTATGCCTTACCAAGCATCAATGGTTCTATATTAATGTTTTTGCGGGATAAATCTCGTATCATTAAAGCACCACGTAAATTACAAGATATTTATCAGCGTATTAAAAAATATTCTAAAAAACATTCTGTATCTCAAGATACTGCTATCTATATGCTAGGTATTCCGGTACATTTAGCATACGAGTCTAAGGCTGCTTATTTAGAGAACTACCAAGAAATAGAGCGTATTACAGAAATACAGTTAGAAGAACCAGTAGACTGGGATGAAGTTCTTTGTCTGTTACCTCTAGAACATGCACGGATAATACAATTACTACATTTACAAGGATACAAATGTCATGAAATACGCAAAATGTTGAATATATCAAATATACAAATTAGAATATTAGAATCAGAAGCTATAAATATGCTTAAACAAATCATGATAGA